AGCCCTTTAAAACAAGAGGTGGACCAAAACATAAACCAACCGCAAATGTATCATTAGCAGGCGGAGGCACAACGGGAACTTCACCATGAAAATACAAGAAATAATCGACGAGTCGGTATGGCTCGGCGGCGACATTGACAGAAGTGATCTCGATAAGAGAAAAGGCAAACATAGAAGAAGAAAAAAGAAAAAAAAGCAGACGACAAAAGCAGGGAAGATTGGAAACATAGCAAAATCCCCATCCTCGTCCCCGGCCCCAAAGAAATCATTAAGTCCAAAAACAGGACCTACAATAAGTGGAGCACTAGCAGGCGGCGGGTTATCAGCATGAAAGTAGCGGATATAGGAGTATCCGTAATAAATAGTGTTGTAATAAGAGGTTGACTTTAATACAAGCTCTATGTTATAATAGTTTATGAATGCAAATAGCAATCATGATCCAGGCAATTAACGGCAAATATAGGAGAATTACTATGCCTACCTTAGCAGAAATCAGATCTAAGTTGATCGAAAAAGAATCAAGATCCGGTGGTAACTTTACTACCGACAATGCAATATATCCCTTTTGGAATATCCCAGAAAACACAACCGCAACATTAAGATTTTTACCTGATAATGATGCAGAGAATACCTTCTTTTGGCAAGAACGCCAAATGATTAAGATTCCATTTCCGGGAGTTAAAGGCCAAGACGAGACCCGAAATATTTTAGTACAAGTACCTTGTGTAGAGATGTGGGGAAAAGAATGCCCAGTCCACGCAGAAATTCGTCCTTGGTTTAAAGACCCGTCCTTAGAGAACGAAGCTCGTAAGTATTGGAAAAAGCGGTCTTATATCTTTCAAGGATTTGTAGTAGAAAATCCACTTAAAGACGACGAAACTCCAGAAAATCCAATTCGTAGATTTATTATTAATCCGTCAATTTACAAAATTATATCGGCGGCATTAATGGATCCTGACTTTCCAGAGATTCCAACCGATTACGAAAATGGTACAGATTTTAAACTTACCAAGACCCAAAAAGGTCAGTATGCAGATTATTCAACATCTAATTGGGCTCGTAAAGAAAGAGCATTAAACGAGTTTGAAAGAACCGCAGTTGAATCAAACGGACTGCATACACTTAACGATTTTATGCCAAAGCAACCAAACGATGATGAAGTTAAAGCAATTTTTGAAATGTTTGAGGCTTCGGTAGCCGGCGATTTATATGACCCAGCAAAATGGGGTTCATATTACACACCAGCCGGCATGAGTAAAACTGAGGGTAAAGCCAAAACAGTTCCTACTCCAGAACCCACTATAAGCGAAACTGCAAGTACTGTTGAACAACCCAAAGCAGAAGAACAGACGCCCAAAGCAGATCCGCAACCGGCAACTGAAGAGGCAACTGACGGCAGTAAGCCTTCGGCCGATCAAATTCTTGCAATGATCCGTGAACGCAAGAATTCCTGATATATCTTAAATCAGCGGGGCAGAGATGCCCCGCATTTTCTTGAGGAATTAAATGTCAAAACCATTTGATATTTCTAAATTTAGAAATAGTATTACAAAAGCAGTACCGGGAATGGCAGTAGGATTTCACGATCCTGTTGATTGGATTAGTACCGGTAACTATGCTTTAAATTATTTGATTAGTGGAGACTTTAGTAAAGGTATTCCGCTTGGTAGAGTTACATGTTTTGCAGGTGAAAGTGGATCCGGCAAAAGTTATATATGTTCCGGTAACTTAGTAAAACAGGCACAAAAACAAGGTATTCTACCTATTATACTTGATTCAGAAAATGCCCTAGATTCAGATTGGCTAGAAGCAATTGGTGTTGATACAGCCGATGATAAACTTATGCGATTTGGTGTATCAATGATTGATGAAGTTGCTAAATTTGTAAGTGAATTTATGAAAGGGTATAAAGAACAATATTCAGATGTACCTTACGAAGAACGTCAAAAAGTTTTGTTTGTAACTGATTCATTAGGCATGTTACTTACACCAACTGATGTTGATCAATTTGAAAGAGGCGACATGAAAGGCGACATGGGTAGAAAACCCAAAGCATTGACTGCCCTTGTTCGTAATAGTGTTAATTTAATTGCAGGACATCCAGTCGGAATAGTTGCTACTAATCACACATATGCATCACAAGATATGTTTGATCCAGATGATAAGATTAGTGGTGGACAAGGATTTATATATGCTTCGTCTATTGTTGTTGCAATGAAAAAACTTAAACTTAAAGAAGACGAATCAGGAAACAAAATTACAGATATACGTGGTATTAGAGCGGCTTGTAAAGTAATGAAAACACGTTTTGCAAAACCGTTTGAAAGTGTACAAGTTAAAATACCATACGATACTGGAATGGATCCTTACAGTGGTTGTTTAGATTTGTTTGAAAAAGCAGGCGTCATTGTAAAGGATGGTAATAAGTTAAAATACCAAACCAAAGATGGTAACGAAATTAAAGAGTTCCGTAAATATTGGAGCCACGAAAAATTACAAACAGTAATTAATGAGACCGGTGATAGAGAAATTCAGGCAGATACTATTGTTAAAATGGCCGAGACTCTTATAAATAACGAAGAAATACAAGAGGATTTGCCGAATGCAGATGAATGATATTGATGTTGCTTTTTTTCACGATATGTTTGACATGTTAAAAACATATACGGATAAAAAGGAATTAGAAGAAGCAACCGATCAGTTGGTTGAAATTTTTGAAAATTATAGTTATTCTATAGAAGATAGTTTACATAGTCTCAGAGGTTATAGCAAAACATTAGATTCAGTTATCGATACTAGATATGAAGATGAACTGGATGACACATTTGAAGAACCTGAAGATTTTAATTATTAAATGTCAACTTGGTTTATACAAATACAAAAGGATTTAAGTAAAATTCCTGATTGTATTGATTATTATAATAACGAATTAGAAAATGTTGGCCTTGAAGTTTCTATGAAAGGCAACGTTGAAAAAACCTCAAGAGAGATGCCGGGTATTGTGGCATACAGATTCAATCAATTACAAGAACTTGAAGGTATATTAGAACATCTCAATATTGAAATGCGAAGAGAACGTGGCAGGCTTTTTAGAAAATATTTAGAGCATTACGAAAGAGCATTATCAAGTAGAGATGTTGACAAATATGTTGATGGAGAGCAATCCGTGTTAGACTTACAAGGACTAATAAACGAGATTGCTTTTGTTCGTAACAAATATCATGGGCTAATGAAGGCCCTTGAAGCCAAACAATTTCAAATTAATAATGTTATTAAATTGAGAGTCGCTGGATTAGAAGATATAACTTTATGATAGAACAAGAGTCGGGTTTATTTCAAACATTAAAGGCCGCTAAAAACGAAGCAAAAAAACTTGCTGAGTTTTATAAAGAGACAATAGTTATATCACGGCACTATGATGGATTCGAAATAGAAATGTATCCAGATTGGGCCAATACTGACAAGGAAGTTAAACTTTTTGTGGATCCTGACATAGAAAACCTTCAATAAATACAAAAAATAGAAAAAAAATGAAAGAAATTGAACAAAAAGGTTGACCTTTTAGTCTCGAGAGCGTATAATTATTATATTGAGTTAAACAACCAGGCAAACACAGGCAAACAGGAGACAGCATGTACATACAGCCAGGAACACAGGTAACGTTAACAGGTGGAAGTTATAGAGGACAAGGAATGCAAGGAACAGAAGGAGTTCTTGTAAAAGAATATCAGCCGTTTAACGCCCCAAAAGACGGATGGGATGGTTTTATTACTATTCGCACCGCTGACAATAACATTCGAGTTAAAACTACCAGTCACAATTATGCACCTTATGTAAACCTTGGAGACGGAGAGACTATGATTGAGGAAGCACCAGTAGTTGTAGCAGAAAAAACAGACGAAGAACGTATTGCAGAAATTGCAGAGCGTTTCGATATTTTAGACGAAATGGCACAAGCATCAATTGATGGTATTGTACGTGGAATGGTTGTAACAGGACCTCCAGGAGTTGGTAAAAGTTACGGTGTTGAAAAGATCCTGGAAAAGAATAGTATGTTTGACAAACTTGCCGGAAACACAATTAAGTTTGGAACTGAAAAAGGTGCGGCAAGTGCAATTGGTTTGTACCAGTTACTTTACAGGTATGCAGATCCAGGAAGCGTGTTGGTACTTGATGATTGTGATAGCATCCTTTGGGACGAAGTTAGTTTGAACTTGTTGAAGGCGGCACTTGATTCCAGTACTAAGCGAATGATTAGTTGGAACACAGAGAGTTCAGCATTACGCAGAGAAGGTGTTCCGGAGAAATTTGAATTTTGCGGATCAGTAATTTTTATTACAAACTTAAAGTTTGATAAAGTCAAAGGAAAGATCAAGGATCACTTGGAAGCGATTCTTTCAAGATGTCATTACTTGGACTTGACACTTGATACAATGCACGATAAGATGCTTCGTGTAAAGCAGATTGTCGGAGACGGAATGCTTAATACATATAACTTCGGTAAAGCCGGTGAGGAAGAAGTAGTTAATTTTATGGAATCCAATACCGATCGATTACGTGAAGTTAGTTTGAGAATGGTAACAAAACTGGCAGACCTTAAAAAGATGTCAGAGCATCGCTGGATGACACTTGCTGAGAATACTTGCATAAAGCGAGGATAAGCAAGTAAGGGTTTATAAAAAGGCCCTTGATGGGCCTTTTTTTTTGGCAACTAAATGGATTGCATAATAGAAATAAAAGATGAAGTCAACGTAAAGATACATAATTTAGGCTTAATGACAAGGCGTAAATTAGAAAAGAAATTTAAGTATTTTATGCCTTATGCTTATCATGTACCTGCTTACAAATTAGGCCGTTGGGACGGATGTGTTAGTTATTTTAGTCCTGGGGCCGTTACCTACCTTAATCTCCTCGAAGATATTATTCCAGAACTTATTAACGAAGGTTATCATATTGATATAAAAGATAGCCGTGAAGGTACTGCATTAGATTTTGTAACAGTCACAGAAGAAACCCACAAAGATAAAAAATGGCCTAAAGGTCATAATGATGCCGGCAGTCCAATTATACTGAGAGATTATCAAGTTAGTATTATAAATCAATTTTTATCACAACCACAATGTCTACAAGAAATTGCTACAGGTGCAGGTAAAACATTAGTTACTGCCACATTAAGCCAACGTGTAGAACAATATGGAGGTACATTAATTATTGTACCAAATAAGGATTTGGTTACCCAAACCGAAAAGGATTATATCAACTTGGGACTCGATGCCGGTGTGTATTACGGGGATAGAAAGGAAATTGGTAAAACCCATACGATATGCACTTGGCAGAGTCTTAATGTATTAGATAAACGATTTAAAGATGGTGAAAGTGAATTAGGATTACATGATTTAATAGATGGTATTAGTGCAGTTATTGTTGATGAAGTACACATGGCAAAAGCAGATGTACTTAAACGATTACTTACAGGACCATTTGCAAAGGTACCAATCCGTTGGGGACTAACAGGCACAATACCAAAAGAGGATTGGGCATATGTTTCATTAGTTGTTAGTTTAGGTGGTGTTGTAAACCGCTTAAAAGCGTCGGATTTGCAAGATCAAGGAGTACTTGCAGACTGCAAAGTAAATGTCTTGCAATTACAGGACACAATACAGTATAATAACTATGCAAGCGAGTTATCATATCTTACCACAAATGAAACTCGCATGGAGTACGTTACAGAGTTATTAAAAGATATAGTAAAAGGTGGTAATACTTTAATACTAGTTGATCGTATTAAAGCAGGAAAAATACTCCAAGAAGGATTAGGAGATGAGAGCGTTTTCATATCAGGTTCGGTCAAGTCAGCAGACCGAAGAGAACAATACGACGAAATTCAAACCGCTGACAACAAAGCAATTATTGCTACTTACGGGGTTGCATCTGTTGGCATCGATATACCTAGGATATTTAATTTGGTCCTCATCGAGCCAGGTAAAAGTTTTGTCCGTGTCATACAGTCAATCGGTAGAGGTATTAGAAAAGCAAAAGATAAGAACTTTGTCCAAATTTGGGATATAACTTCTTCTGCTAAATTTTCTAAAAGACATCTTACCACACGTAAGAAATTTTATAATGAAGCTCGATACCCTTACACAATAGAAAAAATAAAATGGTAATATGCTATTACACACACTAGAACACGGAGTATACGACATAGATCGTATACCAGAAGAAATAGATGATGTTTATTACGGAGTATTAGATTATAGTGATCCAAATTCTCCTGATTTTATATATTGTCCATTAGTATTTTTAGAAAGTTTCAGCACACCTTGTTTGGAAGTTGAAATAGGAGGAAACAGGTTTCATATGCCACTGGATTGGCATATTATTATTGCTGATAGATTCACAGGCGAAAGTGAAATATTAACATTAGTTCATTGTGCAGGCAGGCGTTTTTCTGCATTTTGCTTGGACATGAGTAATACAAGTATTATGCCAGACTTTGGTGATTTAGATGTTGTTAATGTTTATACTGAGAAAAAATGGTATGTACCTAAGTTAAGAGTTGGGCATATATTAGCAGTACCTGTTAATCCTAAGACTAACATTTGTGCATTTTTTGTTAAAGATATACAAAAAATTCCTGAGGTATTAGATTTTGAAAAGTTGTGGGTATAAGGGGAACACGAGTTCCCCTTTTAGATTATCAGTCTGCTTCGAAATCGTCTGCGCCGGTAAAGGAATCGTCCGTACCTGCTTCTTCAATTTCCACTTTGTCATCAGCGGCATCTGTTGTAAATGTCCAAGGCTGAGATGTGCCTGAATCAAGCATAACTCTATGTCCTGTAATTTTTGTGACCTGGCGAACTGTTCCGCCATCGTCTTTAACAGTAACAGTCATTTCGCCAGCGGCTAATGTACCTTGTGCTTTATCAACTAATGAGCATGTTGCATAAGTGGAACCATCGTAGCATTTATATCGCTTGGTACCTTTTTGTGCAACAATCCAGCCGTTTACTTCTGCGGCTCCGGTATGATACCGACATTTTAATTCGTTGCCAGCATCGGGTGTACCGATATGTCTTTTACTAATTGGTCTTCCCATTTGTTTTCTCCTAAAGTGGGTTCTATCCACTACGGGGATGGTGCCCCATAATAAAGGTTGCGAAAACAACCTAAATAGTGTAATATATATTTATTATGAAAAAGATTGATCTTAAATCAATGTTAGGAGCAGTTGATAGACGCAATAAAGACTTCTATGATCAACTATCCGAAGAACAAGAAAAAGAGTTTAGTCCGTTTATGGTGTTACGATGGACTAGTAGTATTAAAGGTAGCAAAGAATTACAAACACATTATCTAACATATGCTAATGAATTGCTAAACAAAAACTTTTCAGTTTTATACAAACACAAAAAACTATTTTGGCAATTAGCATCTGTTATTGGTATAGGCACTAATCAATTTCATCCGTGGATTGGTGTTAGTAAAAAAACTAAAAAAGACGAACTTGTAGATAGATTAAGTTCGTTGTATCCAAGTTTAAATCAAGACGAATTAAACATATTGCTAAATGATAAAAAAGCAATTCAAAATATGATAAATGAAATAGATGGCAAAGTTTAAATGTAGTTTTTGTAACCGTGAATTTGTAAAAGAAACAACATTAGCATCGCATTCTTGTCCAAAAAAATTATATAACAACGATAAAGATGAGAAGTATATGATTATAGCACTATGGTGTTATAATAAATTTCTTGCTAGAAATACATATAGACAAGCAGATATATCAAAGTTTTTATCATCACGACATTACATGGAATTTATTAAATTTGCTAGGTATTTGTTAGAAGCACAAATTAAAAACTATCAAGAGTTTATGGATTGGATCTGTGATAATAACGTTAAAGTTGATCATTGGAGAAAGGATACAACGTATGACAAATTTATTAAACAACATGCATTAAAAGAATCGTGTCAACGTGCATTAGAAAAATTTGTATTGTGTACACAAGATTGGGCAGAGGATCAAAATAAACCAATGCAAGACTTCTATAAAAATGTTAACTCGCCAACGATATTAAAACTTATACGTGATGGTAAATTAAGTTTATGGATTGCAGTTGGTACAGACTTTGGAAAGCAGTTATTATCTAAAATGGAAGATAGCGAACTTAAACATTTAGATACTTGGATTGGAGACGATCTACCAAAATGGAATCGGTTATTTGATAGAAATAGAGATGACATTAATTGGGCTAATAATGTAATAATGGAAATGAAGTTTAATGGCGTTTAATACAGATGTTGATATTGATGTAGCAGATAGAGATAAAGTATTAGAATTATTCAAGCATGTTCCTGCTAAACTCACAGATAATAAAAAGCACAAGACTGGTGTTTATTTTCATAATGTACCAGCCGATTGGTTAAATGGTACTTGTGCCGTTGATTATAAAACAGCAGATACTCTTGGATTTTTTAAACTAGATGTGATTAATAATAGTGCATACAAAGATATTAATCCAAATAAACTGGAAGAACTGATTTCCAAAGAACCAAATTGGGACTTATTATTAGATGAGAAAGTAGTTAAAAAACTATTTCATATACACGATCATATTGATATTTTACGAAAGTTGCAACCAAGAAGTGTTGAACAATTAGCCGCAGTTCTAGCAATTATAAGGCCAGCAAAGCGACAACTATTGGAAGAAACATGGCAACAGATAGAACAAAAAGTGTGGCAAAAACCAGTAGATGGAACATATTACTTTAAAAAATCTCATGCTATAAGTTATGCAATACTTATTGTAATGCAGTTAAATTCTATTGTTTTTTAACTAATTCTATAGTGCGACGCTTAGTCCGCTTTTCTGAGATATTAAATAAATTAATTTCGTGACCTCTGTCAATTGTTGTATTTTTTGCCGAAAGAACCATTAAGAATGGATAAAACTCTTTCATGTCGTTATACAGAAAAAATGTTATCGGAATTTTTCTATTAGATTCCCACCACCAAGTTTCACCTAAACTGATGAATGCTTTTTTAAGTTGTGGGTTCTTTATAGAATTATAATCAAAAAACATAACATATGCAGAATCACATTGTTGTATAATTCCTAAGTATTCTTTATCGTTAGATCTAATAATACTTAAAAAAGGGAATCGTTTTAAAATTTGTTCGTAGTCCATAAATATTATAAAGGGGTATACTTCACTGTGAATATTTATACATTTACCAACACGTACTATTTAGAAAATAACCCCGCAAAAGGTGCCTTGACAATGCAAGCAGGAAATGTTAAAATAATAAAGTCCGTAGCAAATACGGTTAATTTTCAAGTTAAAGATAAAGATAGAAAAGCAGTAAAGATTGATAACTTGTCTGTATATGCTAATATATTGAATACGGACGGGACATTAATAAAAAATATTAAGTGTTCTAAAAATACTGTAACAGAAGGAAACTTCGATTTGATTACTGCCGCTGGTGATTTTGAACACACAGATCCAGGAATGTATAGATTAGGTTTTTATACAGAAGATTCAATTGGAGTTAAAAAACCGTTGTTTACAAACTTAGCAGGAACTGGTAATTTAAATGTAGAAATTGAAGATTCAATTATAGCATCGCCAAAAGATAGTATTACAGTTTCAACATTTAATGAAACTAGTGGTGGTTCGGGCATATTTGAAAGTTCTTCAATTAGAGTACATGAAGTTGCAGATAAACACGGGTTAATTACTTTTGTTGCATACCTAGATGCTTATTTTGGTAAACTATATGCATATGGAACGTTAGATGATACAGTTTCAGGTAGTAGTGCATGGTTTGCTATACCATTAGGATCAGTAAATGATTATGTTGATTATACATCTGCTACAACAAAATTAGATCCGTATAATTTAACTATTGCAACAAAGTATATAAAATTTCAGCATGTACCAGATGTAAGTAATGCAGGAACATTAACCAAAATTTTAATACGAGCGTGATACTAGATTACGTAAAAACATTACTTCCAATCAATACTAAAGTTAGTCCTAGTGGCTGGCATACCATGAACTGTCCGGTATGTACGTTTAATGGACAATCACGACCCGATACAAGAAAACGAGGAGGGTTTAATTTTAACAATGATTCAGTAGCATATCATTGTTTTAATTGTGGCTTTAAAACATCATGGCTTCCAGGTAGAAAAATTACATCTAAGTTTAGGGTTTTATTAACTAATCTTGGAGCAACAGATAATGACATTAAAAAACTTATATTTGCTTCAATGCAAATAGAGCCTGACAAAACACAAGTTACATTTGATTCATTAGCAATACCAGGACAATGGAAAGAAGAGAAATTACCAATTAATGCTAAACCTGTATTAGATTGTTCAGTTACAGACGAGTTTACTAAAGCATTAAAATACTTAGAAAAACGTAGTTTATTGGAAGCAGGTAATTGGCACTATACAAGTGAGAAAGTATACAATTTTAATGAACGTATAATTTTACCATTTGAGTATAATAATAAAATTGTTGGATATACTGCTAGATTATGCAAACGACCAAAGTCAAGAAATACGCCAAAATATATTACAAGGTCTCCGCAAAGTTTTTTATTTAATTATGATCAGCAAACTAATGTTAAATATACGATTGTATGCGAAGGCCCATTTGATGCACTAATGGTAAATGGTGTTGCAGTTTGCGGTAATCATTGTAATAGTAGACAAGTAGATTTATTAAATCACTTGCCAACAATAAAAGTTGTAGTACCAGATAAAGACGGCAAAGAATCCAATTTAATGGATATTGCAGTTGAGAATAGATGGCATATAAGTTTGCCAGAATGGCCGGAAGGTATTAAAGATATTTGTGATGCAGTAGCATATTATGGCAGGCTCGAAGCCTTACTTACAATTCTGTATGCTAAGGAATATAACAAAATCAAAATTAAATTAAAGCAGAAAAAATGGCTGAAGTAGATTATACATACGAATTACAAAAAATGTTTATAGAATTTTTGGTAACAGAACCAGAACTTTATGCAAGATGTAGTAATATTGTTCAACCTGAATACTTTGATGCCACACTTAGAGAAAGTGTAGAATTTATACAAGAATATTCAGATGAACATTCTGCTATGCCTGGGTTTGAAATATTAAATGCAAAGACAAAAGGAAAGTTTGAAAAAGTACCAGTTACAAAACATGAAACAGATTGGTTCTTAGGAGAGTTTGAACAATTTTGTAAACATAAGGCATTAGAAAAAGCAATTATAGAATCTGCAGATTTATTAGAAACACAAGAATATGGTACAGTAGAAGGTATAATTAAAGAAGCAGTTAGTATTGGTTTAACAAAAAACCTAGGAACAGATTATTGGCAAGATCCACTTGCTCGGTTAACAGAGTTAAGAGATAAAAATGGTAGTACAAGTACAGGATGGAAAACAATAGATGACAAATTGTATGGTGGATTTAATAGAGGAGAACTTAGTATATTTGCAGGAGGATCTGGTGCAGGTAAAAGTTTATTCTTACAAAACTTAGCACTTAACTGGGTCGAAGCAGGATTTAATGTAATATACTTGAGTTTAGAACTTAGTGAAGGATTAACTGCAATGCGACTAGACAGCATGATAACAGGATATTCAACAAGAGAAATATTTAAAAATATTGACGATGTTGAATTAAAAGTTAAAATGCACGGAAAGAAAAAAGGTAATTTACAAATTATACAATTACCAAATGGTTGTACAGTTAATGATATTAAAGTATACATTAAAGAGTACATAACACAAACAGGTATAGAACCACAATGCATACTAGTAGATTATCTAGATTTAATGATGCCAGCACAACGGAAAGTACCACCAAGTGATTTGTTTATTAAAGATAAGTTTGTTAGTGAAGAACTTAGGAACTTTGCAGTAGAAGGAAATTATTTGTTTGCCACAGCATCACAATTAAACAGAGGTGCAGTAGATGAAATAGAGTTTGATCACAGTCATATTGCAGGTGGTATTAGTAAAATACAAACAGCAGATAATGTTATTGCAATTTTTACTAGTAGAATAATGCGAGAACGTGGTAGAGTGCAAATACAATTTATGAAAACTAGATCCAGTAGTGGTGTAGGACAAAAAGTAGAATTAGATTTTGATATTAATACACTAAGAATACAAGATTTAGCAGATGATATGGAAGAAACACCGCAAGAAAATCTGTACGAAAAACTAAAAAAGACGTCAACAATGCGTGATACTGAACCAAAAGAAGCAGTAACAGTTGACCAAACAGATAGATTAAAATCGTTAATTAAAAAGATACATTAACCAGATATCATTGTAAGATATGTCAATATTACTTGGTTGTGTTCACGAGTTAATTGTCGTCCGCTTCCTAACATACCGATTGCTTGACGGATTTCATCAGCATATGCAGGATCGGGGACAACTTGATCAATCATGCCTTCGATTGCTTGAAGATTAATGGGCGGAGGCCCTTCGGGTTGTTCAATAATATGTGTCAATTTCATATAAATATTTATAACAGGATCTAAAAAATATGCAACGTAGAACTAAAAGTCTGTTACAAGAGATTAACGAAGTAATACCTCCTAAGAATAAAGGCATGGTTATTGAATCTCGTGGACAGCATATTGTATCAACTGTAACTAATTTGATTGATATGATTTATGAAACATATGATAAAGAAGTAGCACTAGATCTACACCGACGGCTGTTGATTAGCATTAAAAATCAAGATCCAAAAAAATTCGTAACAGGAATGAAAAGGGCACCAAGCAATGAAAATATCTGAGATAATAAATGAAGCGGAACTAATAACTTCCCCTACTAGAGGTGATTCAAGTGGTCAGTCTGCTCGTTATAGAAAAGGCATAGATAAAAAGACCGGTAAAGAATGGTACCAATACAATAAGCAAGGTCATTGGGGCAGAAAATATAGTTCAGAACAAAGTGCAAGAGATGATGCTCAACGTAAATGGTCCGCCGCAGGAGGACAACCTTATGCTGGTCGAAGTCCAAACATGGACCAAATGGCTCAAAGAATGATGCCACATAGAAAAAAATATGGTATGTCGCCAACAGATGTTGCAACGATGGCACAGATATCTTCCGGAGGAGGTTCTTTAGAAGATTGGAGAGCAAGATATCCTCGCAAAACCCCAACACAAAAAACAAAACCAGGGGTAGTAACACATCAATCTAAAAAGACCACTTTTGGCAAAGCAAGCGATATACAGGGATAAAACATGAAAATAGCCGAAATTGAAATAGCAGGAACTAGAAAAAGAGTGATGCGAGGTCCACGACCTAAACGTAGAATCCAACAGGCTTTTACTGAGAAAGATGTAATTGATAGATTAAAAGAAGATCCTAAGGATCCTTTTAGCACCGACGTTTTTCCTGGCAGTGGTGGAACATATGATATTAAGTCATTGCAAAGTAATGTTGCTAGACAATTAATGGAACTTGCTAAAAGCATTGCAACCGCAGATATTAATGACCCTGCAGATCCGTTTATGGTACGGCGAGCATATAAATTGTTATACAATAACGACAACCCGGTGTTTCAAGACAAGATGGAAACATTAGTAAATGCATACAATAAACTTGCCAAACAAAATAGATATAAAAAACAATTCGGAGAAATTTAATGCTAGTCAGGGAGGTTATATTAGAAGGCGGTAACGTCTTTGGAGGTAATACCGACCGCATTAATCGAGAAAATATTCAGCCTACCTTAGAACGATACTTTGCAGAATTAAAACAAGTTTTTCCTAGAGCAAATATAAATCCTAGCGATTTTCATCCTACAGGTTCGGTAGGTAAAAGAAGTACCAGTGGTGATATTGATTTAGCAATAGATGCTACAAAATTATTTCCTCGAGGTATTTCTACTCAAACAGTTCAACAATGGAATATTAAACCTGAAGAATTTGTTCAAAGATTTGATCAGTTTAAAAAGCGAGCAAGAACATCAAGCGACGAACAAGTTGCTATGAAAACCGCATTAGTTTTAATTAGCGAATATGTTAATGAACATGCACCTACTATACATATGGATCCTAAAAAAGTTACTCCTGGTAATGCTTTTGGAATGTTTCCGCAATTTGATGAAGAAGGTAATAATTTAAATATAGGTATACAAATTGATTGGATGGTAGGACATTTACCTTGGTTAGAATTTAGTTATTCCTCTAGTGAGTATGATGAAAATTCTAATATTAAAGGATTGCATAGAACACAATTAATGTTAGCAATGTTTCAAGCAAAGAATTTTTCATTTAATCATAAAGTAGGTGTTAAAGATAAGGCAACTAAAGAAGTAGTTGCAAGAACACCAGAGGAAGCATTAAACTTACTCAATGAATTATTTGGTATTAGTTTATCACGAGCAGAATTAGATAATTATTTTACATTACATGATTCTATTTTAAATCATCCAGATTATGATAGTGTTATACAAATTTACTTAAAAATATTAGATAAAACTCGAGTAGATATTCCGGATGATTTACAAAAATATTGGATTAGAAATCAAAAAGCATTGGGATTATCTGGTAAGTTTTTACCAAATAATAGTAACCTAACAAAGTATCAAACGGAGACTGCATGAAAGCAAGTGAGATAATGACAGAAGGTGCAGGAATTCAGCAATGGGTTAGAGGTGATTTACGACCGGAATTAAAAGGTGGTGCATTTTTTCATAGCCAAGATTATTTTAATAAAGCACTTGCCGCACCCAAAGGTAGTTGGTTACATACTGCCGCAATGAATTCGCCCCAACACCCCGATAGAGGATTTAAATGGGTAACACCTGGACGACGAAAAAAGATACAAAAAGCAATGCAAGCAGGTGTAAAACGTGCTAGAGATTTTATACCTAAGAAAAAGAAATTTAAAGTTGATTATACAGATCAAATGTATCCAACAAATTAAAGGTAAAATAGGAGCAAATTATGCATAAAAACAAATATATAACCTTTTCTGAAAATTATCTTTTAAGCCAAATAAAAAATACTAAAAGAAAAATACTTAAAACATTAGACCATGTATTAGAAAAAACGAAAGAAAAACGAGAAAATAATACCATATGTAATAATTGTTTAAATAATATTAGGTATGAATGTAATAAAGCAGTTTAAAGGTAAAATATGAAGAGACTATTATTACTTTTCGTAATGATGGCAACATGGATAGTTGTTGGATGTGGAACAAGTACATCAGGGTGTTTTGGACATTGGGTTAAAGGGCCAGGACCTCAAAGAGGAACTAGAGCTCTTAATAAAGATGCCAGTTTACCTTACTACCAATGTGTAGATGAAAATAACAAAGGTAGTAATTTAGAGAAAAGGAAATACTAATGAGCGGTGTAGCAGGATCACACAGAATTGATAGAGAATATGTTAAGCCTACAGTAGATCGTTATGTAAATGACGTTTTAAAAGGTTTTCCGCCTTTCCGTGATGCTATAATCAGTGGAAGTTTTAATGCGTCAGGTAAAGACGATTTTGGTGACATTGATTTAATTATACATTTAGATGCTGACAATAAGAAAGATATTAAAAAAGATTTACAACGATATTTAGAAGCTCGCCCAAATACTGAGATACTTCCATTTACTAGCGACAAATATACTGGTAGACGTAGTTACAATTCAGGTGAAATTATAACAGTAAATTACCCACAAGTTGGACAAGAAAAAACAGTTCAAATTGATAACATTATAGCATTAACACCCGAGGAAAGTTCATTTAAAGAAAACTTTCTTAATATGACTGCTGAAAAACAAGGACTGGTTTTAGGGCTTGTTAAGATTGCAATACAAGAAGCACAACATGTACGAAAATTACCTGATTTACTTGCTAGAGTCGGTTTACAAGTTCCAGAAACAGATAAGAAATTAGAGTTTAATTTAAGTGGAGTTAATTTAAGTTTACGAGCATATGATGCTGATGAAGCCGGTAGAGAAGTAAAAGGTACAAGAGAAATACTATGGCAATCAAATAAATGGGCTGATACAGTTAATTTATTAAGTCATTTTAACCTACGACAGTCGTTTGAAGAGCTGTTAGATGACGTTAAATTGTCTTTAAAACACCCTGTAAGCAAAGAAAGGGTTAAAGGATTGTTTAATTCTATGGTATCTATTAAATCGGGCGAAGTAGGCACGGCTAAAGGTGAACGAAAACAAGAAACAATTGACATGGTTAATACAATGGAAAGATTTACGTTTTTCCGTGACAATATATTAACCGAAGGCAAAGCATTTCATAATAGAAGTTGGAGCAAACAATTATCTGCTGTTGATGCTGTTAATTTAACAACATGTAGTATAATTTTATTATATGTGTTAGGTGAAGAAGGCGACGAAGATGCTAAAAAATATACAAGAAAAATTTATAGTGCTTATCCAGGATTTAATAAAACTTCAATTTCAATGAATGATACCTATACTCTTATATCTGCATTTTATACTAAAACTCACATGCTAGATGATAAAACATGCGAATTACTTAAATCAAAAGCATTGCCGGCATGGTATATGCGAAAATATTTAACTAAAATAAGCACAGGTAACATGACAAATTCAGATACTATTGCGTTTCTTTATAAGTTAAAATCTACATTTGGTGTACAGAATAGCAATGTTTCACAAGCACTAAGTTTAGCACAACGATATAATAAATTACATAGCAACGAAAAGCATAAACTATTTAGATTGCTATATGGGTATTTTAATACACACGGAAGAATCATGGATATATTCTCTACTGTTAGAGAAAAATATTTTAATTCTTTTGATAAATAAACTTAACAACCAGAAGCATTAGGAGAAATATTATGGCCGCTGGAACAATTACATTGAAACAACATGGTGGAACCGCCGCTAAAGAAATGGTCGGAGCTGATTTAGGTTATTGGGCAGTTGACTGCAAAGCCGCAGTTGATGCAAAAACCGGAATTGACTCTTCAGGTGATTTAAGTACTGTGCCTGCAATCGCACATGCTTTCATGCATTATATGACTATTGCTGTTGTAACTGTACCTGCTGATGATACATCACACGTACACGTTATATCACAAGGTCCAATCAACGTAACCGCCGCGAATTTACAAGTAGCAATTCGTGCATTAGGAACAGTTGATTCAATCAACCTTTCATCTGCAGACGTTTTTTACAGAGCAGACTTTAGAGGATACCACGCTTAATTTTAATTAATTAAGTTGTTTCCGAAACAATGGGTAGGCGTATTATAACGCCTACCTTTTTTTATGACTTCATAAATATATTATGAAACCCTCTCTGGAGGTTATGTTTCCTAAACTTTTGTTGGGAAATGTTAATAACGAAGGGGGTATCTACTGTGGGGGTGCTGGGGACGGTATCCCCCGACAGAGGCAAACAAAGGCTAACACCACAAATACTTTACTCAAAGCCACTCGGCAAATTGTTATTTTAAGGATTAGTTTTATTATGCCTAGAGCCGCAAGACCCAAAAAAATAGAACCACTGAGAGAGGAAACTTCTCTTGAATTTCACGTAGATAAATGCGGTGAAAGGTACAAACAAATGAATGAGAAATTAGACAATTTGAGTAAACGTATAGAAGAAGAATCAAAATCCAGTGATCATAAATTTGATATACTTTTCCGTAAAGTAGACGATATTATGATGAAAATGCACGAAAACCAAGCCTCCCAACATAAAATGTTAATGGGCCTATTAGTAGGTATTGTTGTTTCTATTGTAGGTGCATGGCTAACTCACATGTTGTAATAAATACTAAAAAGTTAATATAGGTTCATTGTATGCTTCTCGAAGAATGCCTAAATGATGATATTCTTATCGAAACCAAAGTAGTTTGGGCTCGTAAAGGAAAAAATCAAGTTATAAAAAAATATAGATGTACATACGGAATGCGTAAAGGTAGAGCAGTTTCTTCCCCCAGTCAATGCAACGCACCAATCGATTTAAAAAAACGACTACAACTTAAAAAAACTAAGGCAAAATATGGCCCCCGTTTGATAAGAAAAGCTCTAAGAACTAAAAAATATAATGCCGCTAGTAAACGAATTCAAGCAATGAATAAGAGACGATAATGCGTATTGAAGAAGTAAAAACGTATAGTAAAGCAAAAAAAGTCGGCGCAAAAGTCTCTAAACAGTTTCAAAAAAAGGCTGGTAAAATTATTATGGGGTGGATTGATCAACTTGAAAATGAATTTACTACTAGAAAATTAATTAGAAATGATGCGGCTTCTAGAGCTGACTTTAGATCCGAGGCACTTACATTAATTAATCAGGAAATGGGTAGTAAATGGAACCCAGATCAAGTTGCAGATAATTTTCAAATTAACGGGTATGACAAAAATGGTAACGCAACTTACGAAGAACGTCCTTGGCAAGATCGAGCATATGGTCCTATAGGATGTCGGAGCACCTGCTTAAATTCAGTTAATTCATGGTTAAAGGATAAGAAATTTAATCGTAAATGGGCCGCCTACGATACTCAATTTAATGTTACAGATTTTGTAGAACCAGCAAACACAAAATCAGTTGATCCAACTGCACCAAAAGGATATACAAATATAGAAGTACAAGATGTAAACTGGAAGGGCGACGGCATAGATCCATTTAGAATTGGAATGTTATATTTTATTAGTAAGAAAGAAAAATTAAAATCAGGCGATCCAACCTATACACAACAAGTAAAATCAAATTTAACACCAGGAACTAAAGAATGGAAAAGGTACCAAGGGCATCTTCAGGCGTTGAGAAATTATGATATAGGACCAATGACGAGGGAAAAGAAGAACGCAAAAATAGAAGCAGACCAGTATATAAGAGGAAGTGCATTTGGCAGTTATAATGGAGGTGCTAATTTTTGGAACACTAAGACAAACAATCCGGGTCTTAACAAGCAAAGAAAAAGAGCAATCAAATATAGCAAAGAAGGTCAAAAATATTTCGTCGATGTTCGTCGTGCAGATACAATAAAGGATGTTACCTCAATAGCATCAATAGGTATTCATAGTAGTCCTTTAACAAGGAGTAGAGGAATAACCGATAAACATGATGACTTTAAAGATACCTTACCTACTGATATTAATCCGTTTGACGGACTAACAAATAAAGGTCCGTCTGTATGGGATCCTAGGAATTACGGTCAGTATCTTTTTGGTAAAGACACAGATCAAATGACCCAAGCTCAACGTAAAAATAAAGAAAAATGGCAAACCGGTGTTGCCGATCAAGTAGTACAACAATTATCTTGGGATGCTCAAGAATGGGCTAAAGGCTATGGAAAAGATTTAATAAGAAAATTTTCACTTGACGAACCTTCTGGGAATCCTAAAAAAGACGGAACAACTATGGCATCAAAAATACAATCTGCTTTTAACAATGCTACACGTGGCGAGCAATCAAGCAAATTAAAAAAAGAATCAATAACCGAATACAGTCACGAAGAAGGACATCATCATGTAGATAAAGATATTATATCTTTATTTGTTAAAAATGTTTTAAAACTAAATGCATCAGAACAACAAATAGAAAAATTTATGAATCAACTTGATGTTACAGATATTATAAGCATTAAACAGGCTATGCATTCTGGTAATTTTTATGGATTAAAATTAGGAGAACAAAAACTTGAAGAATATATTACTCCTGCACAAAAAGAAAAAGGACCTAGTCAACCGCAAAGCCCACAACAAACACAATCAACACAATTAGCACCTATTGCACCCGAACAAAAACCCGGAATTGCTGGCAACAATCCTAATCCAGAAGCACCACCAACCGGAGCATCACAATCAACAAGGAAGCCTGTTCCAACAATGAAACGAAGTGAAGTTAAACGTAATGCAGTAGTTACAAATCCTGATACAGGAGAAGAATTTCTTGTTACTAATGACATGGTAGCAAGTCAAATGATGCAACGAGCCAAAAGAGTAGGGGGCATGGCATGAAACTTATAGAATTAGATAATGCGATTTCAATTCCGCTAAGTAATGAAGAACACGAAGTGTTCTTTAAATATGTTAATACAAACATAAAAGAAAATAAAGATATTGATGAACGTGAAAAGTTATTATTGCAAAAAATGCGATCACGTGGAGTTATTGATTACATTGGCGGACAAATTATAAAGGTATAAAATGCAAGCAATTACGGACGAAGAACGAAAAGGTATGGTGGATGTACTAAGCAAGTTTAATGCCGCCTCAAGTGGACAACCTGTTGCAAGTACTACACCGTCAACAACTCAAACAACGGTATCAACTGATACACCTATTGCACCAATGGCAGGTAAAGATCCTGAAATGCGTCGAATACTTGAAAATTTTACAAATGCGACACATGATGCAGTAGAAACAGTAAAAGCCGAAGTACCAATGCAAGTAACCGAAAATCGCATACAAATAGACGGATATTCTATAGAAAAAATACAAGGTACTATAGGTAATATTAAGAAAAAGTATTATAATATAATGCAAGGAACAGACATATTATACGAAAATGTCTGTTTATATGCATCTGCATCTGCTATTGTAAAACATTTAATGGAAAACAACCATTCAAAAGCAAATGTAGTTGCTAAATTAGACGACGAGTATGGTGGTAAATTATTCGAAGGTGCTAATTTAAGCCGACGAGTAAAAACAAATCCAAACGGTATATATGAAGCCAAATTAACTGAAGTAAAAATGAAGGCTACTGATATTAAAAGAAAGATACTAAACTCATTATAATTGATAAATAATTAAAACATCGTACAAATACAGGATTTAACCATGGAGTTATTTGATATTACTGTCTCGGAGCCAACGGCAATCAATTCCGCATTGCAATCGTTCACTGGCAAAAAGATAAAAGATTTTACTAATGCCTCAGGCAAGTTAAAAAAAGTAAAAGAACATATACAAGATAAAAGAAACAATCCGGGGTCTGAATCAACTCCCGAATATGCAATAAATGTATTGCAGGCTAGTTTGTACGAAGAAGTGCTAAGAGAAGTGAGCCCCACAATGCGTAAAACAAAAAAGAAAGTCAAAGAAAGTGCAAAGCCACAGAAATTGGCTACACTTATGGAACAAGATTTGGATCAAGCCGAAGTTGTTCTTGCCGCTAAAGCAATGATTGATAAGTTGCAAGGTATGGCAGAAGATCTTGCAGAAATGCAAGTAGAGGAATTAATGCCTATTGTTGATGCTATGAAACAAAGTTTCGGTATTGAAATGGCAAATGGTTTCAACCAACAAGCAGAAGGTATTTTGCAACCAGCATTAGATGCAGTTAAGTCTGCTCGTGATGGAATGGACAATGCAGTATTAGGAATGTCGGGTGAAGGTCCTGCTCCTGAAATGGCAATGGACCCGGCAATGGATGCCGGTATGGCACCAGCAGATCCAGCAATGGATCCGGGTATGGATGTTCCAACTGAAGATGATTTTGCTGGAGCAGAAGCCGCATCAGGTGCTATTGATGAACCAACCGGACGTATTCCTAAAGAATCTTTAGAAAAAGCCGGCCGTTACATTTATGAACATAAAATGGAAAATGGCAAAGTTCCTGTAGATGCAATTAAAAAAGCCGCCGCATATTTAAAAATGCAAGTTAAGTAGTAGGACAGGAATGAATGAAATTAGCAACTTTGGTAGAAGCCACAGATTATGAATCAGCACTAAGAGATACTATCATTAATCTCTTGGGCATGGCTAAATTAAATGGCATCACAAAAATTTCATTACAAGCACTTCAAAACAATTTACACAAAGATAATTTTGATATAGACAATGTGAGCTTAATAGAAATATTAGGCTCTATTCCTTTAGTTACGGATGCTAATGAACACGAAATATCATTAGACCCAGGACTAGGAATGAGTCCAGCAAAAAAATCAAAAGATAAAATGAAAGCGACAGCAAAAAAACAAGCAATAAAGGCGATTAAAAAATGAGTGCATATATGAATGCCGCAGAGGCAAGAAAAAAGACATCAATAGATTCAACTATACATGGTGAAATAAAAGCCATTGAAACACAAATTATTACTGATGTTGCCGCTGGGAATTTAGAATCGACTATTGCTACAGGCACCACAATGACAACCACAGGTGCAACGGCACAATCCTACTATAACGTATGGCAAGGTAGTGTTGAAGATAGATCTAAAAAATATCAAATGGACCGTGTAGTTAAGTATTTTGTAGATGCTGGCTATACAGTTGAGAGAGTAACAGACACCGTTACAACCAACACCTTCGATTGGAAAATTTACTGGTAAAATTAAAAACTTTTGGTGATTCACATACCAAAGGTTCTATGTTAAAAGATCATAATTCCTCATGGCCTGTTTTACTAGGAAATAAATTAAACTTGCCTGTTGAAAATTATGGCGTTGAAGTTGGATCAAATGAAGAAATTATACATCTTGCCCTTTCTAATAGTCCTGCCACTGAAAAATCATTAATTATTATTATGACAACATTTCCAGATAGAGTGTACTGGAATAATAAATCTATAGAGTCAAGTGATGATGATGAAATATATCAACAATGGCTTGACAATAAATTTGATATTAATAGTGCATCAGACTATCAAAAAATACAAATAGACAGATGTAAAGAATTATTAGAATATAGAGGACATAAAGTTTATGTTTTTCATATAGTAGAAAAGTTATACGAGATTAAATCTCAACTTGACAAAGGCTACAAAACATACTATAATATATGTAGAACGGTGCAACCTAAACCTAGTGGTTATGGTTATTATGAAGAAGAAGCCGTCGCGGAATGGGCGAATTATCTATATAACTTAATTACCGGGGTAAAATGAAACCAAAATATGATTATCCAGCATCACAACGTTCGATGGTAAAAGGCAGTCGCGTATATGAAGTTGGCGACGAAAACTTACCTAGTGTAACATCAATATTAGATGCTACATCTGATAAGTCAGCAATTTTTGCATGGCAAAAACGTGTAGGAAAAGAAGAAGCAAATAAAGTTAAAAAAGAAGCGGCAGGACTTGGTACTGCAACTCATAAACTTGTTGAAAATTATTTGTTAGAGGTAGAGGCAAAACCAAATGGTAATTTGGTTTGGCAAATGGCTGAAAAAATTAGTAAGCCCCTTATAACGAATTTACAAGATAATATGGATGAATGTTGGGGCGTAGAATGTACTCTTTTTTATCCGGGACTTTATGCTGGTACTAGTGATTTAGTTGGTATATACAAAGGCGAACCCGCAATAATTGATTTTAAAACATCTAAAAAAATAAAGAAACGTGAATGGGTAGAAAATTATTTTTTACAAGGTACTGCCTATGCATTAGCACATAATAAAATGTTTGACACAGACATTAAAAATTGCTATATTTTAATGGTGGATAGAGATGGTAATTTTAAAGAGTTTGATATAAGCGAGGAATTTGAATCATATGCAGATAAATGGTCCAAAACAGTCGATAAATATTATGAGCTAAATACAAGTAGAGAAGAGCTCCCGTTTTAAGGATTTATAATAAATGGCAACAACGACAGCACGAATGCAGGTACGGCGAGGCAACCAAGCCGATTTACCAGTACTTAATGAAGGTGAATTTGGATACGCCACCGATACACAACGCCTATTCATAGGCAATGCATACGAAACATTTCAAAGTACAGGAAGTGCTAGTCAAGTTCTTACTCTTAGCAATAAGACTGTTAAACCTGATACATTAACTGTTTTAGCCGATGCCGGCTCGGGTTACAGTAAGTTAGCATTAACAACAGATTTTACCTTAGCAACTAACCAAGTTACACTTGTAAATGGTGTCACTGCTACAGGTTCCCCTAATGTAAAAGTAGGTTATAACAGTGAAGTTGGAATGACTGGTGGAGCTCAACAAGCACACCATGTAACTTTAGCCTCCGGTACAAATGTTAATACTGGTTTCAGTTTTAACACCTCATATTATAATACCATGTTTTTAGATTATTCTTTAAAACAAGGTTCAACATTTAGAGTTGGTACGTTACGATTTATTACGGATGGAACGGCAGTAAGTCTACACGATTCGTTTGAGGACTTATCAACTACCTTAGGATTTTCATTTTCAACCGTTATTGCGACAAGTATAGTTGATTTAAAATATACGGTTGCCACTGCAACTGAGTTTTTCTTCCAAATCCGGGTCTGGAATACATCAGTCTAATAAATAGTTTTTACATGCAATTAGCATTATCATAAAATACAATTCAAGATTACACAATTAAAAGGAGTGTTGATGTCTGGTTTACCTACCGAATACCAATCATTTATTCATTTGTCCAGGTATGCACGATGGGACTATGAAAAAGAGAGAAGAGAAACGTGGAACGAAACTGTTGCCCGTTATTTTGATTTTTTTGAAAATCATATTAAAGAAGAATGTGGCTACACATTAAAAAAAGAAGAACGTAAAGAACTAGAACAAGCAGTTCTTAAATTAGAAGTTATGCCGAGTATGCGATGCATGATGACTGCAGGAGAAGCATTAAAACGAGAAAATGTTGCAGGATATAATTGCTCATATGTCGCAGTAGATCACCCAAGATCATTTGATGAGATTTTATACATATTGATGAATGGTACAGGCGTAGGTTTTAGTGTTGAAAGTAAATTTACAGACAAAATGCCAGCGGTTGCTAGTGAATTTTGGCCAACAGATACAACAATAGTTGTTGCTGATAGTAAGTTAGGTTGGGCAAAAGCATTTAAAGAATTGCTAGGCTTAGTATGGACAGGCCAAGTTCCAAAATGGGATTTGTCTAAAATTAGAGAAGCAGGAGCACCATTAAAAACATTTGGTGGAAGAGCGTCAGGACCGGCGCCTCTTAATGACTTGTTTCATTTTACTGTTGCTACATTTAAACAAGCGGCAGGACGAAAGTTAAAACCTATAGAAGCACACGACATTGTATGTAAGACAGCAGAAATTGTTGTTGTAGGCGGTGTTAGACGTAGTGCATTAATTAGTTTATCTGATCTAAATGATAGAGAATTACGATTTGCAAAAACAGGTAATTGGTGGGAGCAACATGGACAGAGGGCTTTAGCAAATAATTCGGTTAACTATCAAGGCAAACCAGACATAGGCACATTCATGAGAGAATGGCTTAGTTTATATGACAGTAAATCCGGTGAACGTGGTGTTTATAACGGAAAATCTGCACAGACACAAGTGCAAAGAATTAATGAAAGGAACGGCGATGAAGGACAACGACGAGATCCTGGACATGACTTTGGCACAAATCCGTGCTCTGAAATCATTTTACGGTCCCGCGAATTCTGCAACCTTAGTGAATGCGTTATCAGAAGAGGGGACAATGTTGAATCTCTGGAAGAGAAAGTACGAATTGCAACTATCCTTGGAACTTTTCAATCAACCCTTACTAACTTTAAATACCTCACAAAAGAATGGAACAGAAATTGCGAGGAGGAACGACTTCTTGGAGTTAGCCTCACAGGAATAATGGATAGTCCGTTAACCAATGGAAAGAAAAAAGGATTAGAATCACTATTGGAAGGATTACGAAATGTCGCTGTCAGAACAAACAAAGAATGGGCAGAAAGACTCGGAATTAATCAGTCAGCCAGTGTTACTTGTGTCAAACCTAGTGGTACTGTGTCTCAGCTCGTTGATTCTGCTTCTGGTATTCATGCCCGTCATAATCCTTATTATATCCGTACTGTAAGAGCAGACAATAAAGATCCATTATGTAAATTCATGATGGATGAAGGCTTTCCAAATGAACCCGATGTTATGAAACCTAATCATACAACTGTTTTTAGTTTTCCAATGTCAGCACCAAAAGATTCGGTATTTAGAACTGATATGTCGGCAGTAGATCAATTAAAACTTTGGATGACGTATCAAACTCATTGGTGTGAACACAAACCATCTGTAACTATCTCTGTTAAAGAAGACGAATGGATGGAAGTTGGTAATTGGGTTTGGGAACACTTCGATTCGGTAAGTGGCGTTTCGTTCTTGCCATTTAGCGAACATACATATAGACAAGCACCGTATCAAGATTGCAATGAAAAAGAATTTAAAGCAGGTTTAATTAATATGCCTAAAGGCGTTGATTGGACTAAACTTTCAAATTTTGAAAAAAGCGATTTTACAGCAGGGTCGCAGGAATTAGCCTGTTCTGCTGATACTGGTGGTTGCGAATCTGTTGACTTAACAGAATTAATGGATATACCTACTCAAAACGAGGAATATGCTAGTAAGTAAAGACAAAGATCAAGTAATGTCTATAAGTTTAGCAGGCGGCAATGAAGTTATAGGCCGCCTGTCTACAGAAGATGGAGCTCAGTATATAAAAAATTCAATGACTTTGCAAGGAACAACGCAAGGTGTAGCAATGGTTAAATGGCCTGCAACAGGCGATAATAGTAAAGTTTGGATTAACAAAGATCAAATTGTTGCAATGGCTCCGGCGGTTAAAGAATTAGCCGATAAATATATTGAAGCAACAACTGGGATAGTGCTCTAATGCCACAAGTACAACGAAAATCAGATAAAAATAATGCAACGCCTCCGGGTATAATAGATTTAATACCTCAAGCAACTGTTTTTGCTAATAATTTAGAAGTAGCAGTTGATGGTAGTATGGGAACATTTCATTATCCGTGGACTTATCCACACAAGGACAAGGTATGGAAAACTACAAGCGGAAGTGGAACTGTTTTTGCAAACAATATTCCTGTTAATAGGCAAGGAGATCCTGATTCTTGTGGTCATGTACGTATTGATGGAAGCCCAGATGTATTTGCAGACGGGTAACATGAATGGCATTCGACGACTTTAGTAACGGACTATCATCATTTAATGATTATATATCCCCGACAGTAAACAATACTACAAATTTACTCGGTGATTCTGACTTAATTGGTGTACAAGCCGAATATAGTTACAATTTAAAAGATATGATATGTGCCTTGCTCGCAGGACAAGGCTTACTCTTACCTAACCTCCAAATTTGTCTAACGGTTGCATTAGACGAACTATTAAAAAATCCATTACAAGGTGAATTAAAAGATGTTTTAGAATCATTACGTGATTCTATGGATTCGTTTAATGACCATACGGGCATTGATAGTGTACTTAAAAATCTCAATGGTGTTATAAGTGAAGTTGCCGCAATTGGTAGCATGATTAACTTTTGTGCCGATCCAGTAAATCCAAAAAGTATTCCTAACATGCTTGAAGGTGCATTTGGCTCATTCTTAGGAAAAGGTGCAGATATAATAAATGCTATTGGAGCAATAGGTCCTGATAATATGTGTGCCTGTGTAGGACTCGATGGTAAGTTTAATTTTTCTAGTTTAAATAGTGGTGCTTTAAAATCAATAAGCGATAACATGACGGCTATCCTAGATGGTAGTTTTGCGACACCAAGTTTAGATTCGTTAATATCAAGTGTTAATTCTAATATTAGTAGTTTAGAAAGTTTAATTAGTTTAGAAGGATTACTAAATGGTGCATATAGTAATGGCGGAAGTAGTTTACATGGAGGCGAATGTAGTGCTTCTTTAGGATTACCAAGGTCACAAGGAATTGGAACTTCATTTAAAGGTGGAGTAAAAGATGCAACAAATGTTGCTGGTAACTTATCTGCAACATTTGATAAACTAGGAGGTTATCCTGTTACTGGTGCCGCAGGTACAAGCATGGCAGGGCAAGAGTTTAATAATATTTTTGAAGTTCTTGTAGAACCCGAAATGATTGCATTACTTAAAAAAGGTAATAACTATGATGCACTAATACAAGATAAAACAGCCATATATGATTATTGTGGTAATATAACAGGCTACTCAACATCTACATTACATGGCGAAGCAACGCCAACGTCAGGTACAACCGTTGTATCACAAACTGCACCAGGTGCAACAGGCAGTATTGGTGAAACTACTGCCGCAGGTGGCGAAGATTCGGGTGCATCAACATCACCAGGCGGAGGTTCAAGCAGTGGTGGCGGATCAAGTAGCGGAGGAGGTTCGGGTAGTTCTACTGCAAACGTAATTGTTGTTTCTTCACAAGCAGGTTTAGAAGCATTAACAGTACTAGAAGGTGCATTAGCATTACGTGAAGATAACTTGACATTATATGTATATCTTAATGGTGCTTGGACAGTAACTAGCATTATACCAACAACATGGATTGAAAATTTAAGTTCTACATCAGGTACAGGTATACTTGCAAGATCCGGCGATACTCCATTATATCGAACGTTAACCGGAACACCAAATGAAATTACAATTAATCAAGGCGACGGTACTGCCGGTAATCCAACTATTGGTCTTACAGATAATACATGGATACCAGGAACAGGCGGGTTAGTTATTCCTAGTGGAACTGATGCACAACGTACAATAACTAATAACGGTACGTTACGTTATAATACAGATACAAGTGTTCTTGAGTTTCGATCTACGGACTGGAAAACTGTTACTCATTCATTTAGTGATACCGGAACATCGGGTGCTATTAGTTTAATTAAAAGCAATGTTTCTGGTGATGTAACACTAAAAAGGCTTAAACAAGGTACTGGTGCAAGTTTAGTAGATCAAATTGATTACATAGAAATTCCAACCGGAGCACCTTGGACTTTAACTCAAACACAAAATCCAGACGGACAAGTTTATACGGCTACACACACAACAACAGGTAATACTGGCGAAGAAATAGTGTTTGGCGGAGCTCAAATAGGACCTGCTAGTGATAAAGCATGGTATTTTGATGTTCGCTTTATCGGACGTCAAATAGGCGGTACATTACAAAATGCATTTAAAGTAGAAGGCGTAGCCGATAATACTGCTGGTACATTATCTATTGTTGGTTCAAATGCAAAAACAACATACCAAAATTCAGCAACTCATTGGAATGCAGATATTATTGCTGATACATCCTCTCACAAATTAAAAGTTATGCTTTACGGTGAAACAGGACAGTCCGTGAAGTGGTCCGTATTTTTTAAACTAATGGAAGCATAACGGATCCTCAATGTATAATCCACTTCCGGAATTAGTAACCATTAAAGATTCGGGAATTCATGGTCTTGGTTTATTTGCTACCAAAGACATTCCAGAAGGTAAAATGTTAGGACAAATCCATTTTTTTGTTAACGGAAATATAGTAAGAACTCCGTTAGGTGCGTTTGGTAATCATTCCAATAATCCTAATTGTATGAAGTTTTGGGATTCTTTAGTAGATGGTGCTGGTTGGTATATTCGAACAAATCGTGATATTAAAGCCGGCGAAGAATTAACTTGGATCTACACGTTATATAAAATCTCTTGACTTTTTTGTAACATCTATGTTATAATACAGTTTATGCAGTATAAATTTCCTTTAAAAAAAATTCTAGATTTTATACCAAAAGATAACAGTTTTAGTGTCAGAACACGGAAAGATTCACCAAAAGAGATTCGTTCTCAAGGCATTTATATGCTAAGTTCGCCAAGTTTTGGCATTTTTTATATCGGAATTAATGCAAGTGATAATACCAGTTATAATGCTGGAACACCACAAAGATTACGACAACATGCAAGAAAGTTGTTAGGCATTACTAAACACGGAACAAGACAAACTAAAAGTTGGGATGAGTTTAGGCACATATTTTTTACCAAGGATACATTAGATGACGTGGAGGTTATATTTACCCCGTGTGCTAATTTTACTAGTAAAAAAGTGCTAGAAAAACGTGAATCTTACCTAGTTGAGATCCACGCACCTCGGTGTAATTCCGGGGAATCTACCTGAAATTCAGGTAAATATACACACGGTCGATGACACTTTGTTGACGACGTTTGGACGGCGGTGCGATACCGCCCGCCTCCACCAGAGAGGTACAACAATGAGCAATCAAAACCTATTTTGGGCCTTTGTAATTTTATTGGGCTCCGGAGGGTTAATATGGATTTTAGATGTTGTATTTCGCTGATGGGGGCGAAATAGATTTCGACAGCGTAATGATGCATCGGAGAGACTGTATTAACAATAACTGCAAACAATGCAGAGTATAGTCCTAATTATGCAATGGCGTTAGCCGCATAATTTAGTGGGTTTTAAAGGTTGAACCTGGAAACAGAATCAACCTTTCATTTTAGGAGAAAAAATAAGATGGATATTATCAAAAGTGTATCTGCTTGGATACGAGGTTTAACAGAAGTTGGATTATCGATTCTGATGATGGGTATAGTTCTTCAAATCATTTTTGGAGCGAACGTAGTATTCCTTCCTTTCGACATCCTGGGAAATGTAATCGCATTCGTGAAAGCATTAGGTGGTGAAGGACTTGTTGGCTTAATTGCCCTTTGGATTTTATGGGGTATTTATAGCAAGAAGTAACAAGGACACAGAACCAACCCAGTTATAGCCATGAAGGCATGGCTGGGTTTTTCCTTAAAACTTATCTTGTATAAATGTAGTAAAAAATTAAAAAGGATAGTATATATGAGTTTTAGAAAACTTTGTATAGCCACCTTGACCTGTATCTTTATAGGATGCACGACAATCGCGGCTAACACAGAAAAGATAAAAATAGCAAAAGCCGAAATGACAATTAAAAAACATTCGGAACCAAAATATCGGAATACGTTTATAGCATTTACTCCAGCGGAAATAAAATGCATGGCAATGAATATCTACCACGAAGCTCGCAACGAAAGTTTGGCGGGCAAAGTAGCAGTAATTTTAGTTACAATGAATAGAGTGGCAGACAAAAGATTTCCAAATACGATTTGTGGAGTAGTGCATGAGGGCAAACATAGGTATGTAAAACGCAAGGATGCATATTTCCCTTATAGGGATATGTGTCAATTTAGTTGGTATTGCGATGGCAAAGATGACAGGCCAGCGAATATTAAAGCATATGTTTATTCGATTGCTTTAACAAAGTATTTTTTAAAGCGATCAATGATGATTATAGATTTTACAGAAGGCGCAACCCATTACCATGCAGATTATATAGATGTGCCTAGGTGGGGGAAACGACGAGATTATAAACAAACCGTACATATTGACACACATATTTTTTATAGGTGGGATCAATAAATACGTTGAATTAACAGGAGAGCAATGAGTGTACGAATACAGAGTAGTTTTTTACAAGATTATAAGTGGCGATCAACTAGATATGGTCTTGGACCTAGGTTTTTATGTTCGCATCACTCAGAAAGTTAAACTATACGGCGTTAGTATATTACCAGATAAATCAGATGATGGTAAAGAGTTTCTTTCTAAAACGCTTGAAGGCAAAGATTTAATGTGCCAAATTGCTTTTTCCAAAAAAGGTAAACAGGGTAGAAGTTTTGGCACATTATTCGCAAAAGAAAAAGGCACAGACAAATACATAGATATAAACGGACTATTAATAACCCAACCATTTGCAACGACTCACTTGGGCGTTGCAGATAAATAATACAAAAGTTCGGAGATAATAAATGAACGACGGATACATTAAACAATTACAACATCAAGGCGGAAAAGTAGATCGAAGATATAAGATCGCCTTATCAGCAATGTCAGCACCAAGTGCAAACGAAGGTACTGTATTTCATCAAAGTTCCCAACAGTTAGAAGAAGCAGGAACTGCAATGAATACAGAAAATAAACAACTCGCAGTAGAACGTGGAAATATGCGTTGGAAGCAGATCATAGAACAATTAGGTTCTTGTAATGCTAATCTAATTGAATGTTATTTTGCAACAGGAGCAACTATAACACATACCAACGGTGTAGCCACTGCTTTAGATATTACGGCAGAATTTAGTGGCCAACCAAAATTTTGGGACGGAAGTGCATATCTTACCGATATCCCGGCAGTTAAACGTGCAGTGGCAACCGCAATGGCAACCGCTAGAACATCAAACAGAATGACATACGCAAATATATCAGTTCGAACTGGACAAGGACATCAACACAAGATTGAGAGCGTCGCAGCCGCGGCCGTCGATACAATTACAAATATCGAGGCAGTCGGCGGTAATGCTAATATCGCAGTGACAGCAGTAGTCTAATTATACATGATTTTTGCACTCTTTGTACTTTTTACGGCACTATGTATATCAGCAACAGCGGCCTACTATTCAATAGTAGGCCTAATGGCTATTTTCAGCGGTGCGACTTTATCCATAGCAATTATGGGTACAGTATTAGAAGTTGGAAAACTTGTTACTGCAAGTTGGTTATATCAGTTCTGGCCTAGAATTCCCAAATTAATAAGATCATACCTTTTAATATCAGTTATTATATTAATGCTCATAACTTCTATGGGTATTTTTGGTTACCTCTCAAAGGCCCATCTTGAACAAAGTGCTATGACTGAAGAGTCTATCGCACAAATAGATGTATATGAAGAAAAGTTAGTGAGGGCTAAATCAAAGATTATACGATGGAATGAAGAAATTGGACGACTTAATCGCGGTGAAAACTTTCGGGTAGATAATTTAGTTAAAACTGAACAAGAAGCATTAAATGTAATTTACGAAAGAATTAAACAAGAAAAGGACCAGTTTAAAACAATAGCCAACGAACAAGTTGCAGTACAGGATAGTAAATTAGTAGAATATGCAGAACGTACTAAAAATGATTTAGCATTATTAGATAAAAGAGCTGAAGGTAAAATAGATGAAGAAACAGGCAAGTCTGAAAAAGAAATAGCAATAGACAAAGTACGTAAAAGAGATAGAGGTGTTTCGTGGGTAGCAAGAGATAAGATTAGAAAAATAAACGAGCGATTACGTAAAGACTTTGCAGAAGTAGATAAAAAATATGCATCACAAATAGAAGACATCAATGCAAGAATAGCAGGGTTAAGAACACAAGCACAATTAAAAACAGAAGATGTAGATGCTAAAGTTGCTCAATTAGAAGGATTTATTGAGAAAGAACAAGTAGTTGCTGACAACGCACGAACTAACAAATTAAAATTTGAAAGTAAATTTAGACAATTAGAAGTAGAAGTAGGTCCGGTAAAATATATTGCAGATATGATTTATGGTGAGGATGCAAAAAATATGCTTGACTCTGCCGTAAGAGGTGTTATAATAACATTAATATTTGTTTTTGATCCATTGGCCGTTTTACTTGTAATTGCAGGAAATATGACAATAGTTTGGGCAAGAGGAAGGAAAGAATATGATGATGGATTTGAACAACCTATTATGGAAGATAGACCACTCCCCGGGCCAACAACGCCTGACAGTAGCACAGAAGTTAGACCTGATCAAGTGCCTGACATTATTGAAGAGATGCCAGAGATTGAAGAAAAAGATGAACCTACACCTGAGCCAAAAGAAGAAGAAGCAGAAGATATAGCACCATCCGGTGAAGGCGAATCTGTCGCCGACGAAATAGTAGATGACATATTAGGCGAGTTAGACGAACTTGAAGAAAAAGAAAAAGCAGAAGGTCCTACGTGGAGGATCGATGAACGAGATGAACATAAACTTGAAAGACATGTAGAACACATCTTAAGAGAACCAGAAATAGCAGAGGCATTAGCAAAAGTTGATCCGGAGACAAGAGAAACTGTTTATAATCAATTAAAAGCCGCAATGCATAAACGGGCAACTCTAACAAAATAAATTATGTCAGAAACAATTCAGATAACTGAACCTAGCATTTTAATTCCCTCAATTGGTAAAAAAATTATTATCATAAGCGATAACTTATCGTTTACAGAACAAATAATAACCGAATACGAATCACTATACTTAGAAAGTAATTTAACGTTTTATATTTTTGTTGGAAAAAATTACGATTGGCTATTATTAAATTTAGCACATGTTGATTCTGTAATTTTTGATTTAGAGTTTAAGGATAAGGATGTATATTGGATATCTCCTTATCTTATTGACAAATTTGTAATATTAATTGGCAAGAATGAATCTATTACTAAGATATTATCATTTGGTAGTTTATGTCAAATATTTACTACCATAGAACATTTTATTGACACCCTGCAACAAGCAGAAGACTTTGCACCCTAAGAAGGAGAGAAATTGAGAAGACAAAAGGTTTATAGGCAACCACCTAAAAAGAACAACCTAACTAATAGAGATTGTTTACGTTTTAAACAAGTAAGATTGATTGATTCTGAAAAGCAGAATCATGGATTAGTATCGCCGGGTAAAGCATTATATATAGCAGAAGATGCAGGGTTGGATTTGGTATGTATCAATCCAACTTCTAACCCACCTGTATGTAAAATTATAGATTATGCTAAGTTTAACTTTGATCAACAAAAGATTAAAAAACAACAAAAAAAGCAACAGAAATTAACCCAATTGAAAGAGATGGATTTCAGACCATCCATTGATCAACATGACTTTGAAACAAAGTGTCGAAAAATTAAAGATTTTATAAATAAAGGCAGTAAGGTCAAAGTCGTTGTAAAGACTAAAGGCAGAGAAATAGCTCTGTTTGATTATAAATCATTTTTTGATAGGGTGCTTGAGGCACTGGATAATGTCAAATTTGATTCAAGCATTAGTAGGACACATGGCCGATTTAGTTGCATAATAACCGCAGAATGATAACAGTAATAGTAATAGGCCATCCAGACAAAGCGATCAAAAAATTAAAAAGACTAGTAAACAACGAAAATACATTTAATGTATTAAGAGAAAAACAATATTTTACAAAGCCTGGCGAAAAACGCAGGCTTAAAAAAGAACGTGCTAAGGCACGGATTAGAAAACGTAATCAAAAACTAATTGAGCAGTATCAAAAGAGATATTGACTTTGATAAATATTTTTGTTACAATAGTAACAACTCATAATGTAAGTGATACGGACGTATCGTCGATCCAATTATGAGTTTAGGTAAGGTGTTTCAACACTTGTTACCAGAGGTGAGACCAATGGTGGTTCATCTCAAAATTATTATTCTTGCTTATACAGGAGAAGATTATGACTAGAATTCACACTGGAAATCTTAACGATTTCATTACTTCACTTACACCATTTACGGTTGGAATGGACCGCATGTTTAGGGACTTAGAGCAGTTCTCTAATTCATATAGCGGAACATCCACAGGGTATCCACCCTACAACATCGAGCAAATCGAGGACGGTAAATGGATAATTTCAATGGCCATTGCTGGCTTTGGTGAAGGCGATATAAAAGTTACGCAAAAAGAACGTAACCTTACAGTTAAAGGTGCAATAGAAGACAAAGCAGATGAAGGAGACAATACAACATGTCTAGTTCATCGCGGTATTGCAAATCGTTCTTTTGAGAGAACTTTTCGCTTAGGCCCGCATGTACTTGTTAAAAATGCAACTCTTACAAACGGCATGCTGGTAATTGACTTAGAACAGGATATACCTGAGGAAGAAAAGCCCAAGGAAATCCCTATTATAGTTAATTAATATTTTCAGTGGGGGCTTCAATTTAGAAACCCCCACACTTTGACACACACATTCACACACACACAGAAAGGAATAATTATGTCAAATCCATTTGAACTTAGATTTAGATTACTTGAGATGGCACAACAATATCTTCAAGAATCAATGAAACGTAAAGAAGAATTTTCATATCAAATGTGGGAACTTGCAAAAGAACAAGGCGAAGCAAATATGGAACTTTACAAAAGCCTCCAACCAGAAACTTATTCAATTAGTAACATTAAGAAAAAAGCAGAAGAACTTTATTCGTTCGTTGAAAAACGAGATGGAAATGAAGAAACTGACGCTGAATAATTAATTTATGTGGGGGCATGGAGAGAAGCCCCCACTTTAAATTTAATTAAATATATGTATGAATGATGTTGAACTTAAAGATAGGCAGATACCTCCAAGTAAGTATGCTGTCATTATTGAATATAGTGTAGCAACTCCGGATGATTTTTTACTTAAAGTCATGGAACATGTATTCAATATCCCCGAAACCATTAGTATGCAATTAATTGAAAAATGTAAAAGTTCAGACAATGTTGCCTTAGGTACCTACAGTTATGAGATAGCAGAACAAAAAACAATCGAAGCAACAAAAATTTCTCGTATCAATAATATGCCACTTGAATTTTCACTTAAAGCATTATGACATACCAGGACGCATATCTTAATCATCTAATTATATATTTTGAAGAACAACCTAATATATTAAAATATGAAAACAGAGATCATAACAGGTATATTGGGCATCAAGTATTATATGATATAGCGTCAAACGTTTTTATAAAAAATAAAATAATCCTAGCAGAAAACTTTTGCTTTCCTAATTTTGGTATTAAATCAGATACGGTTTTAAATAACATTAATATACAAGATGCTATTCCGGGATTAAAAAAATTCCTTGGTAATGTACATATAATTAATATATTTCATGGTCCGATTTACAAAACGTATTTTTCTGAAGTTGGTTTTTCTCATATTACAGAATTGAGATATACTCAACAATCAAAATCAATTGACATAAGAAAAATAGAAAAGAAAACAGACTATGTAGCAGGAGATAAAGAATATTATATACAAACTTATATGATACATGATTATTTTACTCAAAAGAATATACACATTGATTTGGAGCATTTAGCATGAAAAATTTTGACATTGTAATTGTAGGAGCCGGACCTGTTGGACTCTTTACAGTATTTGAAGCAGGTTTACTTAATTTAAAATGTGCATTAATTGACTCACTAAGTCAAGTAGGTGGGCAATGCATAGAATTGTATCCTGAAAAACCAATATATGATATACCAGGTGTTCCTTACCAAACTGCTAAAGAACATGTTAAAGCATTAGAGGAACAAATAAAACCATTTGATCCAACATATTTTTTAAATACAGATGTAAAAGTTGTACAACGACACGAAATTGGAAATTATACAGTTGAACTATCAAATGGTGAAACATTAATGACTAGGAATATTTTCTTAGCATCTGGACCAGGAAAATTTATAGCAAGGCGTCCTGAAGTACACGGGCTTGCTAAAGCAGAAGCAGATAATATAGTTGATTTTGCAGTAAAAAATATCGACGAAATTATAGGTGATGATGTTGTTATTTTTGGAGGAGGCGATTCTGCTATTGATTGGGCATTAGAACTACATAGTAAATGTAGATTAACACTTGTACATAGATCAGATAAATTTAAAGCAGTACCTGCCAATGTAGAAGCAGTTAAAAATGAAGATAATATTAGAAAATTCTTTGGATGGAAACCTGAAAAAATAGAAGGTAACAAAATAACAATAAACAAAAAAGGCGAGCGAGTTACTCTTAAAGCAGATAAAGTTTTTATGTTTTTTGGATTGCTTACAGATATAAATGCTATTAATGGAATACCACAAGATATATACAATGTTGATAAACGTATACCTGTTGATACAGAAAAGTTCCAATCAAGCACACCAGGTATATTTGCAGTAGGTGATTGTAATATATATCCAGGCAAACTAAAATTAATTTTATCTGGATTTCATGAAACAACATTAGCAGTTCAAGAAGCATATAAAAGAATACATAAATCCGATCCTGAATTTATGTATACTACGACAAGCACGGCATTACAAGAGAAGTTAAAAAAATGATTCATGCATATTCGGAAAATGGTTGGGATCCTCTCAAAATAGTTATGTTGGGAGATTTCATACCACCAGATTTATTAAAAAAAACTTTAAATTTTAGTCAGTTTGATGCTATAAAACCCTGGCTAATGAAAATTGCACAGGAAACAGAAGAAGATTTAAATAACATCCAACACATTTTAGAACAACACGGTGTTAAAGTATTAAGACCGTTTGCTTTTGAAAAATGGCAAACCAAATACCTAGAACGACTTGATACCTGGGATCCTGAATTTAAAAAGTTACCTATTCCTATTTCTCCACGAAATGAAATAATAGTTTATAAAGACGTAGTTATTGGTCTTACAGAAATGGTAACATTATTTGAAGATATTATAGATAATGATATAACATCGTTTAATAAAACACAATATCGGAAAATGCACATACCATGTATTTTTAGATGTAATGATACTTTAATTATTGGTAAGGAAATAACAGATGAAGAATTTGAAGTATTAAAACCAGTTTTTCCTAAAGATACAAAATACATTAAAACAGATATATCAGGACATGTAGATGCCGCAATGGCAACATTAAGAGAAGGATTAGTAGTTTATTCTCAACGTGTTTCTGAAAAAGACTTAAACAGAACATTCCCAAATTGGACACATCTTTTTTGTAATAAATTTGGTTTTAATGTAATAGGTCACGACGAGGGTGCAATAAATTATTCAGATGCGATACATTCGTTAACAGATGGTGAATGGGATATAGCAGGTTTTGATGGAGATAACCCCAAAGAAGTAGTAGAAACAATTAATGCCAATTTTAGTAATTGGACTGGCAGAGCATACGAAACTCATTTCGATGTAAATATGTTAACAATCAATCCTGATCTCAGTTTAACAGTCGGTACTGATAGCAATTTAAAAAAGAAAATTGAACAAGAAGGACACGAACTTATTACAGTTCCCCTTCGTCATAGATGGTTTTTTGATCATGGACTACATTGTATAACATGTGATATATTAAGGGAAAAATGATTACAATAATAGATAAACTCGGAAGAACGAATGACGTTGATTTTAATATTAACGAAACATTATTAACATGTATTGTTCGTAATAATTTAGATCATGGAGTTGGTATTTGTGGCGGATGTTGCGATTGTGCAACATGCCATGTTCGAGTAACTGGAACTATTGATCCAGTAAACGAAGAAGAAGATGCAACTTTAGATGCCTATGCATTAAATAGATATGACGATTCAAAATTGGGTTGTCAAATACGTTTAACCGAACAACATGATGGAAGCAAATTTATAATAGTCAATGAAGATTGAAGATTTATTAATCATAATAGAAAATATTAATAAAACACAATTACAACCTATGACCGCAAGGAAACATTTTAAAGCGACAAATTATTCAGAGGTTGTAAAAAAACAATTTGGAGATTTACATATATGTAAAGCAAGAGATCCTGGAGGAAAAACTTGTGTTTTTATGTATGGTAATCCAGGAGAGGAAACTGTTTATCCAGTCAGCGAATTTGTACATTATACATGTGCATTTGGCGAAGCGGTACAGTACATTCCACAAGTTGTTCCTCGACAAGCACATGACGGTCATATAATATATGCTATAAGTCCTGCATGGGAGAAGAAATTTAATCCCAAACAAGCAGAAAGTTATGCATATATCGACGATGTTAATATATACAATTCAAAACCAAAAGGTAAAATATTTACGTTTGAGACCGGGGTGGTACCTTGGTACAAATGGTTATGGAATTATCTTTTTAAGAAGAAAAACCAATACAACTTCTCAACATATTTTACGGAGACACTTTAATGAAGTTAATAGCAGGAAATTCAAATAAACCATTAGCAGAGGCGATTGCTAAATTAGCAAATGGTGGGCTAACTGAAACATTGGTTACACGGTTTGCTGATAATGAAATTTGGGTAGAGGTAAAAGATAACGTTCGTGGCGAGGACGTTTTTATAATACAAAGTACATGCAATCCAGCAAATGATAATTTAATGGAATTATTAATTTTAATAGATGCATGTAAAAGAGCAAGTGCAGGTAGAATAACTGCCGTAGTACCTTATTATGGGTATGGCAGACAAGATCGTAAATCTAGATCAAGAACACCGATTACTGCCAAATTGGTAGCAAACATGATAGAATCAGCAGGTGCTAATCGAGTATTAACAATGGATTTACATGCAGGACAAATACAAGGGTTTTTTGATATTCCTGTAGACGATTTAAAAGCAAAACCGTTGTTTGTAAAAAAATTAAACAACAGCCCGATGATTGGGAAAGCAGGAAATGGCGTTATTGTTTCCCCCGATGCAGGAGGTGTTCCACGAGCAAGATCACTAGCAAAAGCATTAGATTGTGATATTGCTATTATCGATAAAAGACGAGATAGGGCTAACGAGTCCGAAGCAATGAATGTCATTGGTAACGTTAAGGGGAAGCAATGTATAATTATCGACGATATCGTAGATACTGGAGGAACATTAATCAAGGCGGCACAGGCCCTCTTAAGAGACGGCGCCGAAGAAGTGCAAGCATATATAACACACGGAGTATTAAGCAAGGAAGGTGCAGACAAGATGAAACAGTCTGGAGCAATAGCGAAACTGAACATAACCGACACAATACCTTGCGATAACAAACATGTCAATATAATCTCTGTTGCAGAGATCTTTTCAGAAGCAATTCGTAGAGTAAATCACGACGAATCAATATCCGTTTTATTTGAATAAAACGGTTGACTTTTCCTGTGCAGATGTTATAATAGTTGTAACAGTTAAAACACTTGCACAGGAGATTCCATGCTAAAGCAACTTCAAGCACACAACGTCAGTTTTAACGAAGTAGAAGTAGGACACCGTCATTATTGTGCTTTTGGAGCACCAAGTGAATGGGCGAAAGAGCGTGGATCTACTCATTCCTTAGAAACCATCGACGGTCCCCGTCCAGCACAAGTCTACAAAACATTTGCACTTATTGGTGTTGACGAATCCGACACAGAAGACATTGTTTGGGAACGTTGGCAAATTCGAAACTTACGTTCTGAAGTATACTTTCCACCATGTTAAAATACCTTTTAATAGGATTTTTATTCGGGTATGCATACAGTTTTGTTAGTATAGACTGGTATACTTTCTGGCAACTTCACTTCATTAAACTTTGTAGGTGGGCAGAATTACCACACGGAGTTTGGGCATTTATGGATCAATATATTTTCTTTGGAGCACTATAATGATTATGACAACACAAAATAGCAACGATTTTTTAAACGAAACACGCCTCGAAGACTTTTTAGAGGAAGCAGATCCTTGGGAAAACGATACCCTAACAATTCCAACAGACCAAGAAGAATTTATAGATACATTTAAAGACGATAGTAAAGAAGAATTTATAGATACATTTAAAGAAGAAAATAACGAAGCATTAATTACCAGACGGATGCTTTTTACATTTGGAATCCGAAATGCAATTCATGTATGACGCTTTCAAAGTATTAGATTTAGACAAAAATGATTACAAAGGAAGTATACAAAAAATTAAGACAACTCATCCTAATACCAATTTACTTGTATGAAGAATGCATAGAAGAAGGGATGACAGAAGACGAGGCAATCAAAGAAACATATAAACGATTTTACGAATGACTACATAAAAAGGTTGACATTTAATACAAAGAGCGTATAATATATGTATAGGTTAAATTAGTTAAACACTTGCTAGGAGACATAGATGGCTAAAGTTGAAACAAGTTGGACCAGAACTAAAATTGTTAACCTCCTTCAAAACAGCGATAAGGCAGTAGAACGTGCCTTAATTGTCATTTTCAATAATCAAGAAGCCGACGAACAAGCCTGCGATATGACTAGCAAGGCTAATGGCATTGGTTTTACTGCATTTGATGCAGATATCTTTTCCTCCTTTGCAAAACATATTATTAAAGGGCGTTCACTTTCCGTAAAGCAGATGGAAATTGCTCGTAAACAAGACAAATTTGGTAATATAAAAATTGGCAAATATTGGAAACAATTACAAGCAGAAATAATTCGTAAAGAAAGGGTAGTGTAATATGGAAATATATGTTTGGTTTATATTAGTTTATGCAGTAGGAACATTGTTAGGATATCGTTTTGCTTGGTATAGAGCAGTAGATCGAGTCGCAAGCCAGACTCTAAATATGCTTGAAGCAGGAGGATATGTAAAAACCAAAAAGGTTAACGGTGAAACCGAATTAATAAAGGTTGCGTGAAGCAAAAAATCTTATCAGGATGTATTGTAGAATACGAGGAAGATATGCCAAAGAATCCAATTAGGGGAGTTAATAAAACTTCTATAGATAGGCCAGAACCAGAGCCGTTTCGTAGAACATGTCAATTAGATAACATACCAGATAACTTTG